GCACGGCCAGCTTTCTTTACAAGTTTACCTAAGAAATACCTTTGTCTAGGGTCCTGTAAGGAACCTATTCCTGATTGTATTTGCTGGGGTTCTTGCATTCTAGATATTGCCATAAATTTACCTTAATTCTTATGTTTACTTTGTTTTACCTATTAAATCAAGAGGAGGCATGATAACTTTTACGTCTTGTGCCATCTCTTCTTGTTTAAAACCCTTTGCTTCCCAGTCTTTTCTTTCCTTAAAAACTTCTCCTGTTTTCATATGTCTGTAAGTAGTTTCAACACTAGTTGCATCTAAAACAGGTACCTCTTGTCCGTCAATTACTGTAGTTTTCATTAGTCTATTTTCTCCTTCTTAATATTTAAAAAACTAACCGCAAAATCAAATGAGTCTGTAGTGCTAGACTGTATAGTAAAAGCAGATCCGCCTTCTACTATTAAAGGCTGGGTTAGTAATTCTTTAGTTTGATTGGCTGTTAATGCTACTGATTTTATAGCTGTTATACTATTATTTAAAATTGTCACTGTAGGTGTACCAGCAGAGGTAACTAATATTGATTTAATAATTATAGTTTCGTTAACACCTGGATTACCGGCTGCAAAAACAGTCAACGCATTTCCTGTGGTGTCGTTATCTTTACCTACAAATTTGTATTGGTTTACTACTGCCATTATTCTAAAAAGAAACTTTTAGCTTCTATCTCTTGTTTTACTTCTTGTTGAAACGTTGTGTTTAATTTTGTAATTACTGCATCTAAATCCCTGACCAACGATTGTAAGTTAGTTTGATTGTATTCTGGTTCAGCTCTAGTTAATGATTGTACAATTTTAGCCATTATAAAATACTTGCTAGTCCTCCGTATGCAAACGGTCTTCTATTTGTGCCGTCAATAAACCCACCGTCTTTTTCTCCGCCACCCCAATTTGCATCTTCTCCGGCTCCTGAATAACCTCCAGTGCCCCCGCCTGGACCGTCGTCTTGTGCATCACTTCTTGCTCTAGCGTTATCAATAGCTCTATCTAAACTACCGCCTCCGGTATAGTCAGCATTAGATACCCCTTGTGTAATACCATAATCATAGGTATTAGTAGGGTCGTTACCTGCATTTATATTCTCATTAAAATTTGTAAAATCGTCGCTACCTTTTTTTGCAGTTTTATAAAATTGCAATGTTTTTGTTAAATTTTTTCTCATTTCAGCGTTTGTTTTTTTAGGATCAACTTTGCTTATTGTAGGGTCATTTAAATAATCTTCATATTCTTCAATGCTTCCATATTTATCTATTTTATCAGAAAAATAATCATTAATAGTGTCATCATCAAATTTACTAAAGTTTTTACCATCAAATGTTTTCATACCACCCGGTGTTTGATATAACATTCCTTGTGATGCTAAAGTATCATACATATTTTTTTGTTCATCAGTTAATCCTGCTATACCATAACTAGGACCGCCATCTCCACCACCCATATTATTAAGAAGCTTTGGAATAGCTGTAAAAGGGTTCACCAATCCTGCAGTTGTTATTGCAGCTTGTGCCCAGTCAGGAAGATTTCCCATACCTTGTTTAGCGTTATTTATTAACCTAGATAAAAATCCTCTTTTATCTTCTGCTTTTTGAAAAGCATCTTCAGAATAATCCATGCTAGGGTCATAACCTTCTTGACCCGGCATTCTTCCCATTGCATCTGCTAATTCATTTTGAGTTCCAGGAAAATAATCAGTCTGGTACATTCCACCTGGAGCATTTCCACCTGCTTGACTTAACTTGTTATAAGCTGCAAAAGAATCGGGGCCTTCTCTTCTAACTGTATCTATATAACTGTTGCCAAAAACAGGACTAACGGCTGTTCCTTCTCCAAACATATTTCCTGCTGAATTAAAACCACTACCACCGCTGTTCGCAAAAGCATTTGTATTTACAATACCTTCATTAACTACTGGTGGTGTTGGTGCAACAGGTAATTGAAAAGGGTTTAATAGGTATTTTTGTTGAGGAACATATTTAAAACCCGCGTCTCGTATTTCTTGGTCAGTAGCCATTACCTTCTTCCTCCTGGGTGTATATCTAATCTAAATGTTCCTAGTTTCCAATCTTGAGAAATACCTGTGTTTGCAACTTCTAATGCAATTTGTCTAGCTCTTACTCTTACATCTTTTTTAGTTGTAGTAGAGTCACATGTAAAACTTGTAGTAGTCTCGTTACTGTTTGGATATAATCTTGTTTTAAACTTAACTGCAGTGTCCCCTGTCTGCGAAATAAAATCTGGTATAAATCTACTAATTCTCATAATGTATTCACCGTCTCCTCTAATATCAGGCATCCCTACAGTTTGTCCTGTGTTACTTCTACGTTGAGTAATGTCAAAATCTCCAGAAACAATGTTACCAATTACAGCAGTCACTGCCCCTCCTGCATTAATTTGATCGGTCCCTGTTTCCTGATTATAGTATATCGTACTTCCGTCCGTATTACCAATAACATCTGATGATGCGTCATCGTCAGGTTTATAACAAGTTGCGTGTGGTCTATCAAAAACTGCAGAATCTTGCCACGCGGCTCTTGGTAAAGTACCTGTTGTCCATATAGGACGTTTAGGTGATGAGTCTAAATAGTTATAAGTAACTACTCTATTAATTTGATCAGATGCTGCTGTACAATAAAACCAATTTACCTCACCAAATAAATTGTTTAACCCTGCATTAATTAGATCTCTAGATGTTGCGTTTATATCATCGTATACATGGTCTTCTACAAGACACGGCATAGATTTTAATTGACCATCATAAGTAAAGAAACCATTTTCAGACATCCAATAAGCCGTACCATCAACTTCAATACAAGCATTTTTACCAAACAATCCACAGTTAGTTCCTACTTGTTCAAAGGCAAATACAAAGTCTCCACCTACAAATTTCATTAAAAACAATGCAGTATCGGTCCATACATAGATAGCATCTCTACCTTTAATAGCCCCCATAATTTTAGAACCGTCAGCAAGCCTTTGAGTACCAGAATTATTTTCTGCTTTTACTGTGTAAGCATCTGTGCCATCAATATTTTCTTGATCAGAGAAACGTAAAAACATATCATCTTGAGTAGTAGGGTCTCCTACAGTAGTTTCCGTACCAAAAAATACTAAGTGTCTATCTGGAGTTGATACCAGTACATGTCTAGATGCAGTTGGTGCATTTGCTAGTAATGTAGCTCTAGTGTTAACCGCCCCTAATGCTGCCGCGTCCCATTGAAAACACTTGCCATTATAAATAAGTGCAATTAATTTTGTACCAAAGTTATCGAGAATCCATAGACCCGGGTCAATTGTAAAGTCAGAAGATGCTGGATCTCCCCAACCTGCAAAATTAGAAATATTTGTAACTGTAGCACCGCCGCTATGTCCTGCTTTTGTAGTACCATTAACTTCTCTTGAGCCACCACTTAATATATTAGTTGTAGTATTGTTTGCTGTATAACTAATATCTTCTGTACCTATTCTTATTTCGCCGGCTGATGGAAAAGCTGCTGAGTTAGTCAAAGGAATATCAGTTACAGCATCATTTATTGTAGAAGCTAGAGTTGTAGTTGCAGCACCTAGTGCAGTACCACCATATAAACCTGCACCCCAACCAAAACCCCCGAGTTGTTGAGAAGGACCCACTCTAAAATAACATAATACAGAGGTGCTGTTTCCATCACTTGTAGTCAAAGGTGTTCCCGACTCTTGATTCTCAGCCGTAATTGTAAAAGTTGTTGTAGTTGGTACAGATGTCACCATGTATTTAATGTCTTCAAACGTAGCATTACTGTAAGTAGACGCTGCGGGCACTCCTGTTACACTGTCAAATAAAACAATGTCGTCGTCAATTAATCCATGAGTCCCGGTACATGTTACCGTAATTGTTTTAGATGATGAAGTACTTGTAAATTTTGCACCAGTAAGAGTGGCTCTAATAGGGTGTATGTCATAATAATTACCCCCTGAATATACGTATAAAATTCTATTAGTCCCTAAAGCTGCATATTTAATACCAGCGTTATCGTCCCAATGATGAATGGCTCTCGCTGCACCTGTTAGTTTATCTTGTCCTAATTGTTGCCAGCCACCTATTTTTTCAGGTGAACCATATCTAAAACGCACATTATCCCCATCAAACCACTGCCCTTCAGCACCGGTTTCTGTGACTTGTTTATTAAATCCTGGAGCAAAACCCAATTTTTGTAGCATATAAAAACCTTTGAAATAACTTATTTATATTATATATTAAATGAATACGGAATGAAAGACAGAAAATATACATAAAAAGATGAATTTTAGATTATTTGAATTGATTGAAACCCCTACTTTTCAATATGTAAGAATACATAAAAACGCAAACTATAGTGTTATGAAGTGTATTGAAGAAAAATATGGAAAAGAAAATATACAAAATACAACTCATCTATCTAAAAAAACAAGATGGGCTGTAATTAGAGATCCATATAAAAGATTTTTATCTGGTCTAAGGTATGACTTATGGAAACAAAAAGTTGATGTTAAA